ACGACAGCAGCGGGCACGACAGCGGGAACATCAGCAGCGGGCACGACAGCAGCGGGCACGACAGCAGCGGGCACGACAGCAGCGGCAGGCGCATGGAGAGCAGGAAAAGCAGCGACTGCTGGCGCGGCACGAGGGTCGCGGCACTTACGATCAATAAAGGATCCCATCTGTTCAATGTGATGCCGAGACATATTTGGAAGCACCTGAAAAATACGGATGTCTTGCTGATAGTTCTCAAAAAAGGCAAAGACTTCCTGGCAGACCAAAGGCTTCATAAACTGCTCAAAAACGAGCCGACTGAATACACAGGGGTAACGGCGACCGTTGTCACGCGGCCACGCAAAAGGACGGCCATGTATGCGTATCCACTCAGCTACACTAAGACCGCCCAGATCGAAGTCGCTCATAAAGCAGTCAAAAAGTTGGTCAGCAAGATGTTGAAACGTCGCGCTGTATCTATTACGGTCCAGGAAAACGCTACACGAAAAAGGATGATCCGGGTCAAAGATAAAACGATAACGGCGGTTGTCACACTGGTTAGCGACGTAGCACAACAGCAGGCTCAAAAAAAACAAGAACCCAGGCGCGGTCATTTGAAATATCCGAAGGTGTTCATTGGGCTGCGCTGGAACGGCGTGCGCGTGAAGAGTAGCTACGAATCCGACTGTGCCGTTGGCGCGATCGGGTAAGAGGCAGGTGAAGCATCCGTCGCAGAGCGTAACGCCTCCAGCGCAGCTGTGAAGTTGGCTACAGGCAGCGTGAAAGTTTTGGCGGCAAGCGAAGCATTGAACAGCATGACAGCCGTTCCCAGCGGCGTCGCGATCCTGGTTACAGACGTAGCAGATGCGCACACCAAGAGCTTGCGCCCGGGCTGCCGCAGCAGTGACAAGAATGTCACCAGGCACTGGAAAAGGAGTACGACAGAGGGCGCAATGAATTGTCTGAGCGTTTGAATTTTGAGAGAGGTCAGCAATAACTTTATCGGTCAGGCAGCCCTTGCACATTCCATGCCCGCAACCAAACATAATAAACAGCTGGTCGTGATGCTTGAGGAACCATTCCAAGCACGCAGGGCATTTAACGTAACCACCGCGGTCCTGTATCCAGCGAAAGGTTAAAAACATAGCTTCAATAGCCCCTTTTTCATATGTTTCCTGTGCGGCGCGCGCATCCTCCTCAGGCTCATTAAGGGGCTGTGCAACTTGGTCATCCCAGGGGTCGTCCATGATGGCCAACTATTCTTTGATTGAAAGTTCATCAAACACACGCTTTTCGAGAAGGGCGTGAGTCGCGGTCGGCGCGGTCGGCTGCGGATTTTTTGCTGCTCCTGGCAGCCACGGGCTCGCCCACAAAGCTGCGGTGGCGCGCCTGTAAGGGGTCTTGTCTTGTTCTTTGCGCTTTAGACAGCTATATTCCATTTTTAGCGACTCTCGTACCTGTGGCGGCGGAGCGACTCGCACAGGGCAGTCGGCGGCGGATTTTTCACTGCTCCTGGCAGCCACGGGCTCGCCCACAAAGCTGCGGTGGCGCGCCTGTAAGGGGTCTTGTCTTGTTCTTTGCGCTTTAGACAGCTATATTCCATTTTTAGCGACTATCGTACCTGCGGCGACGACGTGAGCTGCGCTGGGCACTGGGCGGCGGATTTTTTGCTGCTCCTGGCAGCCACGGGCTCGCCCACAAAGCTGCGGGGGCGCGCCTGTCGGGGTCTGTCTTGTTCTTTGCGCTTCAGACAGCTGTATTCCATTTTTGGCGACTCTCGTGCCTGCGGCGACGGCGTGAGTTGCACTGGGCAGTGTGCGGGTGGATTTTTACGCGGCACACGCTCCCTGACACACTCCAATCTCAAACGTGAAAGCTCTTGAATTTTACGCGAAAGTTCTTGAACTTTCATATCAGACTCCATATAAGCCCATATAAGCCTGGAAGTTGAATTGGAGCTCTCTGCGCGCGGCGGGAGACCAATCTAGCTCTCGCGTGGCAAGAACATCAGTCACACAAGCTTGCGCTCTAGCGCGTTGGTACATCGGTTGATTTGGAGAACAAATGAGCAGCACCTGGAGCCTTACGCGTGACGTACTGTCAGACTTGGCCAATTGCACGCAGAATTGCCAGTGGAAAGGATCGCAGAACTGCCAGTGAAGGATCGCAGAACTGCCAGTGAAGGATCGCAGAACTCGTCTTTAAAAGTAAGCCACAGAATCATCCCCAGCCGTGTCTTCCCTTTTCCAATGGACTATACGCTTATGTACGTGACAATATTGGCTGTATGTATGGCAATGTTTCTGAAGCGCTGTCATGATCAGTTGGCCAATCTCATTGACAACCAGGCGCAGCGAGAACCAAATCCTGCTGCTGTAGACGACGTAGCATCTGCGTCGCCCAGCCCTGATAATAAGCCCAAGCGTAATGATCCTGACAGCCCTCGTTCAAAACAGTCTGTCGGCTCTCCTCGCCTATGCGCGGCAGAAAACGTCCGTGCGGTGCGGCTGTTCACCGACTCAGCCAGCGATGCCAATGGCTCTGGTCCAGGGGACAGCTGGCCTTCTATCCCAAGTAATGAGGAATCAGCCACTGCCAACACAGTTGAAGCGCCCGAAGAAGCGCCCGAAGAAGAGCCCGAAGAAGAGCCCGATCGTGCTGGTGACTGAGCGCATATTAGTATTTATAACATTTAATTCTATTTCTTTCCTATTTTTAATGGTCGGGACGTCTCTCTGGGCGGGGTATTGGGTTCTTACTCACTGGGCTCTCTTCATGAACCTTACCTTCATTTTAAGAAACATAAGAAGAGCTATCAGTATCAAAAACAAACTCAGCGAAGGGTGGATACTTCTATGAAATCAAATATCCTATTGAACTAATGAGTCTCAGTATCAAGATTCCAAATGAGGACTACATAAAGATTGAACCTTCACAAAATATTGGATACGGTTCGTCAGATAGTTCGTCAGATTTGGGAGATTTCTTTGAAATATCCGATTACCAAATTCTACTTAGCCATTTAGCTAGTGTATTTATCTACGACAGATATAAAAAACAATCTATTCTTCTAACACCTATAGAAAGAATAGATAGTCTTTTCCTGATTGTAAAAGACGAGTATATACTGACAAATCTAATGATTTTTATGGCTATTTACAATGAAAATAAGTTGAAATGGGCATCTGGAGGTAAAGATTTGGACTGAGTTTATGCCGACGCCTTCTTTTCCTTCCACTCAGCCGCTATCATTTTACTCAACTGAGGCAATTTCATATCGGGATTTTCCTTCTTCAATTCTGCACATCTCTTTTGCATAAACAAATTATACGGACTCGGTGCTCGCTTCACTTTAGGTTTCGCAGGAATTTCTATTGCTGGTTTCTGCTCTTCTAATTCAGCAACTCTCTGTTTCAATGCCGTTATTTCAGCTCCTAAATCCATGTAATTATTTCAATCATTATATTTTTTAAATCATAACGCACATCCTAAACATCTCGCGAGTCCTACAGGACTTCTTTCATTTCTCAATATTATATCGGTCATATTCCCACACGCTGCACACGCTTGCTCATCTCCTGTAGAAGTCCAAAATCTCACACCTCTCCTGATATTTTCCCAAAAAGATGACAACTCCTTATTCAATTCTACAGTTTTCCTGGCTCTGGTCATAGCGACATATAACAGATTATATGCTTCTATGTAATCTCCTCTCATAAATGTATATAAATGAATCTTAGGAGGAAATGAATTAGTCATCAATTGAGTGAAATCATTTCCTAAAACTACGTTGTCAAATTCTAATCCTTTAGCTTTGTGAGTAGTAGTCAAAATAATATCCGCATCTTCCTTAGAACTCCAACAGTTTTGCAAACTTGCCCAGTGTCCTACTATATGATCCTCAGTAGAAGGATCGTGCTCCTGAAACAGAGCAATTCTCAATTTCCATCTGGAGTCTCCTACCACATGGGTAAAGTGATATATAGCGTCAGATAATGAATCAAAATCCCGCAGTTCCGGAACAAGGTCTTCAAAATCATTATTATACATTCTCACTAAAGACGCCGCACAATTGATCTCGTATTCAAAGTCTATTTCTTCTCCCAATATATGTACCTTGACTATAGGATCTATACAATATATCGTGAATGCGTGCATGAATACTGATCTATTTGTTCTTGAAATCACTGTCTTTTTTCTAATGATATAATCTTGAGAACCATAGAGAATAACTTTGGTCTGTTCTTTCTGCGCTGAAACTATATTTACATTAAGTTTTTTGTAGGTATTAAGAAACTTTGTAGCAAACTGAGCCAATTCTATTCCAAATCGGAATGTGTGAGTCAAACTAAATTCTGTCTTCTTATGATCGATTTCAAAAGGATTCGCTACGGTCCTAAATTGATATATTTGTTGATGAATATCACCTACGAATATCTTAATTGAATTCCTCTGATTGAAAACTATATCCAACATTGCAGGTGTACAGTCCTGACATTCATCCACCAATATCACATCAAATCCCAGTTTCTCCTTTTTTAATTGAAACGTTTTCAAATATCCATCATGACATATCAACGGCATGTTTTCCCACAATGACCTCGCTAATACGCAATATGGTTTACAATTATTCAGAGACAAATTGTAAGCGTGATGTTCATCCGGGAATTTATCCTGAGAAGCGAAAAACTTTTCCATGATCTTTTTCACAATTCCTGCATCTTTTAAATCATCCATATCCAAATGATTTGCTATATCTTGGACGTTTAGATTCTCTATGACAGGTGGCTCGTTTTCTCCGTACATTTTATACAAAGCTAATGCGTGCATTGTACTCACCGTCACTCGAGGTAAGTGTTTGAAAGAATTCTCACTCTCCTTGGCAAGATCTTTATTAAATGCGACGTACAATATATTTAATTCTGGATTATTCTCGCAATATTTCACTAGTGTGGTGGTTTTACCAGTTCCAGCAAACGCTTGCACCGTAACTAGCTCTCCATTTTCAGGTTTATATTCTGCTATTTCTCTTTGCTCGTGCGTCAGTCCCTGCATATAGTCACAGACTCTCTCGTGATGATATCTATCTATACACATTTTAATATCACACCGAATTGGTCCATGATCCAATCTGAACATCATCATATTTGCATATTTCAAATTGTTTTTCACGAGCTGGTACAATTCTTCTCTATTATTGTAGCTATGAATAACATGCATAAATTTTTGATACTTGGAATATGCCCGTATTACTGATTTAATACAAACACACGACTTGGCATCTTCATATGCTTCTAAAAATCCACTCGACTTCGGTGGAATATCTTTCAAAACCATTCTCTCTGGAGCGTAAAATCCTTTCAAACAATCTCTCGCTTCCGTACAAGTTTCAGACAGAGAAATAATGTCTTCGATCGGCAGCATTTCTCCTATCCGAGTATATACATCTCGATTCATTACAATAGACTACGAATTAATTCTTTACATTATTACTTCTATTCTTGTGATTCAACAGTTCGCTTCGTTTTTTGCAAAATCTTCTGATTATTATATATATTTCTTCTCACTTTTGTTCTCTGCTCTCTCTTAAACTTTGAATCTTCGTCTCCTATATCTTCTTCTAACCTGCTTATCGCTCTCTCGTACTGATTAAACTTTCCATCGTCATTATCCGTATATGCCGCCGTCGTCAAGTGATCAGTCACGTTATCCATCACCTGGTCTATAATGTCTTTGGAAGTTTCTGCTATATAGTTCTCGCCGTCGTACACAGTTCCGTGCGCCGCTCTCAGATTCGTTATCAACAGATTATGATTTTCAGGATGGTCTGGATTACAATGTACTTGTTTAACTAGTCTCGGAATGATCTCGTCTCTAAAATTAGATTTTCTACACAACTTCAAAATAACCGCTCGCGTTATATATTCCATATTCTCCTTCCCGAATGGATTCACCGTTATATATTGCGTTATATTGTTATTCGTCGTATTCGTACTATGATCATCTATTTTAGTACTGTTATGATTTGTAGTATTGTTGATAGTCTGCGGAGCAATTCGTGCGTGCTTCTCTTCGAGTTGTTTTTCCAGTTTCTCTTTATACTCGGCTTTCGCAATACACGTTAATTGGTGTCTGTTCAATTTGGTTTTGAATTCACAAAGACAAAATCTACACATAGTGTTTGAATATTGTGGAATTGGTATACCTAATTTGATTTCAAGTTGTCTTACATCATCGTGTTGCGCTTTACAAATTAACATATGTCTTCTACATTCAACCAAAGAAGATAACTCTTTGAAACAAAACTCGCAGCGATGTCCGTTTTCCCCACCTTGATGTCCGATTTCCCCACCTTGATGTCCGTTTTCCCCACCTTGATGTCCGTTTTCCCCACCTTGATGTCCGTTTTCCCCATTTTGCTTTTTACAAGGGTTCTTCCGAGCTAAATGTCGTTCTAATCTCCATCGAAAAGGGAATTCTTGTTGACAACGGTCACATTTGATCATTTTAGATTACCTTATATTTTTATCTTAAGTCAACAAATTCAACAAATTCAACAAATTCAACAATATATTTTAGGGAGAGAGTTCATATTATTTTTTAAATTTATTATATAAAAAAATAAAAGATACATTATAACTTTTTTATAAAAAACAAAAAAATTATATAGATACTTATAAAAAAAAGCTAAAAAAACAGCATTTTTTGATCATTTTATCTTTTCGAATCCCTTCATTTTCTATTCTAACAAGCTGTCCAAAATTTCTTTCAGAAATGGCCAAAAAATCCAAAAAAATAGCAAATTTTGATAGCATATAAAAATTAACATGTTAAATGATAAAAATGTCCAGGCTGTCGTGGGACGAATACTTTATGGCTATAGCAAATCTCTCTTCTGTCAGATCTCCTTGCGAGCGACTTAAAGTAGGTTGCGTCTTGGTTAAAGACAATAGAGTAGTGAGCATGGGATATAACGGATTCCTCGGCGGGTGTGAACATACTTCTATAATAAGGGATGATCACGAACAAGCGACTATCCACGCAGAAATAAACGCGGTCACCGACGCAGCTAAGCGCGGTGTGTCTATTGATAATTCTGTTGCATATATAACACATTATCCGTGCCTGAACTGTTACAAAACTTTAGCCAGCAGTGGTGTTAAAAAGGTTTACTACAGCTCCTATTACAAAAACGATCCTCTCGTCAAAGAGCTCGATTATGGAATAGAAATGATTCATTTAGAAAACTGAAAAATGCTTTGGATTAATATTGTAATTGATAAAAACCACATAGATCTTTGTTTTTCATAAACTACTCCTTCGGGAAGTTGTCCTAAAAACCAATCAAATCGGGTAAATAATTTATCAAATCTGTTTCTTCTGATATGACCGTACGTGTGTCCAAGTTCTGACGCATTTCTGGCAAAAACACTTTCAATTACTATCGGTATCTTTTGAAGAAATGTCATTTCTTCTAAAACAGGTGACAATTCTTCGTTATATTTCAATGGATGTATAAACATAATCCACATAAATTGTGCAATAAATTCCCCCAAAACCGGAATCCATACAGAACTAATGTCAAAAATTATATAAATCAAAAGCAACTCTGGGAATATAGGCGCAGTACAAAAAGTAAATTGTGGATATTTTATGTTAAGTATCCCGTCTCCATAAGCCCATTCAAACATACGTTTCCACATATTGAACCTCGTGGGTCGCCATGGATGTGTAATTTTAGCGGTTGGGACAGGTATTAACTGTTGTCCAATTTGGATGCATAAATCTATATCTTCTCCACCTCCTGTTTTTGGATAATCTGTGTCAAAGTACAGTCCTGGTTTCCATTTTATCATAAGATTTGCGGTTACACCCCATGGAACTTTTTTATTATATTTATATGCCCATTCGCTAATGTGCCAAAAGAATGTACACGTCGTGTGAATTGCGTTTGTCCAATTTCTCCCATCATATGGAAGACGAGATAAACCTACAAACCCATTCGCTTCTGGATTCTGTTTAATTGCGTTTACATATTCTTGAATAATATTATTATCGACATTCACGTCATCGTCTATGAATAGACAATATTCAGAATGACATTCATTAAGTAAACGAGTGCGAGTGAAAGACGCTCCTTTATTACATTCATTTATACGAATACGAATTCTATTATTGTTTAATTCTAATTCTCGTAATTTGTTTTTCTGCCACTCATTAATATCATTAATACCCATGTCCATACATACACAAACGCGTACATCTGTTGTTGTGTGATCATAAGGAAGTTGAAGAATGTTATTCAAAAAGTTTATATTAATTCTACTCATAGGGATTATAACATCAATTGTAATAATAGAGGAAACTGGCAGTAAATATCTCCATTCTATATGTTGTCGGTTATATCTAGGAGCTGTGAATGGCATAAGTCCTCCTTCTACACCTCCAGTATTATTTCTAATATAAATATTTTCTGTTGTTATTGCTTTTCCATTACGCCGCGCATATTCATAAAGATACGGATCAGCGTCTTGATTCACGAAACAAGATGGAAGAGGAAATAATTCGCGAGTGGCAACAGGAAAAGTTGGCCAAGATGGATGAACTTTTTCACGGATATTTATACATTTATACCCTGCTTTGAGTTTGTCTTGAATATCAGATATTAAATCCGAAAAATTGTCTATAACTATATCATCTCCCAATAAAACTACAGCTTCTACAAAAAGTTCTTCAAACGCGTACATTGCCATCCGATTCCATAAATGACAAAGAGGAAATGGATCATTTTTTTCAGTGGTTATAACATGTTCACTGGACAATATACGAAATCCTTCAATATCATTTTCGTTCAATCCAAATACAACACGCGTGAATTTACTTTTAAACGCATTATGGGCTGAGTAATATGTTTCTAAATTAGATGTGGGTTTAATTGGAACTAAAATACCTATATTCATAATGCTATTATTTCATGTTTTCTTTAGGTAAAAAAAATCATCTTAACATTAATAATGGATGAATCTATGATATCTTTGGTTTTAGCAGCTTTTTTAGGAACACTAGCATACTCAGATAATGTACTTCCTAATCCAATGTTTAAACCAGAATTTATGAGTGCAAGATGGTATATGTTTATATTTATTCTTTTTAAAGTATCTTTTGGAATGGCGTTTGAAGAACTGGTATTCAGATATGTACCGTATAAATATATAAACAAACAAATCACCAATAATGAAAAGAATGTCGATTTCAATTTGACATCTATTTCTCTTATATTCTTCATTCTTTGGCATCTGGCTCAAGGACATATTGGAAAAATAAGAGGAACCGAAAGATCAAAAGTCTTCTTGTCAGGTATATTTCTGTTATTAGCAGCAATATTGGGTATAACAATAAATTCAATTTATATGACCGTACTAAAACATTACGATCATGAACACGCGGCATTAGCTGGGTTTATATTTCATTTGTTCGTAGTTTTAATATGGATGTTCGGATTTGGAGGATACAAAATAATGCACTAATTCTTCATTTCTTCAAATTTCCAGTTCTTTTTGAATAATCTGTCGCCGGTCTTCCCGAGCTTCTCATCTTGGACGCGACTCTTTTCACAACTCTCGGAGAATACCCTTTCCTTATCAGGTTTTGTTCCGGGTCTTCTGCGTTATAAAAGACGTTATTGTTTTCCTTTTTGGTTTTTAATTTCGTGAGTTCCATGTTAGAATTACCAGCACTTTGGAGCAACAGCTTGAATTGTTTTTGAAGTTTCTGGAATTGGGTTTGAAGTTTCTGGAGATCACTACAACAATTATTTGTCATTTGACTACAAAGATATATTTCTGATTATTAAAATATTAATAAAAGTAATGGCGTCATTACCCAAAATGACGGTGGTCGAATTGAAAAAAATAGCAAAGGAAAAGAAAATACCCAAATACTCCACTATGAAAAAACAACAACTACTTAACGCGTTAAGATCTCCCGGATCTCTAATTTCACTTTCTCAAAAGAGATCTGTCGGTCAAACAGTTTTTCGAAATCCCGGATATAATATCGGAGAACAGGGATTGATGATATTAACAATATTATATTATTTCAGTAAATACAAAAATGCCACGAGCCCTCTTTTACATCAAAATAATACAGTATCGCTATGGGATATTACATGGGATGCACGTAATGAATTATTATTAACTCCATTTGACGTCGCAATTTCTCTCAAAAAATGTTTAAAAGATGATGCTCGATTTATAATTATTCCTCTCGTTCTCGAAGCCCATGTAGAAAGAAATAAAAACCCACACGCTCTTCATCAAAATATCATCATTTTCGATAAACAAACAAAAAAATTAGAAAGATTTGATCCTTGGGGATATACAGCAGATTATTTCAAACCACAAAAACTAAATCAAAAATTGCTATTCTTGTTAAATAAATACTTAAAAGCTAATTCGTTAGTTGTAGCTGAATCTTTCTGTCCATTAAGAGGTCCACAAACATGGGAAGGTAGAGGATCAGTACGAAGAGGAGATCCTGGAGGATTTTGCGTCATATGGTCATTGTGGTGGTTGAGTTTGCGTTTAAAATATCCAAATGTTGAAAGAAAAGTTTTGATGGAAAAGGCGAAATTAAAAGCGGAAGGACGAGAAGCTACCTTTTTCAGAAGATTTATTAGAAACTATTCAGACTTTATTGCAAGAATGGTCTATAAAAAAATCCCTGCGTGTTTACAAGTGCACGGTATCAGCAGATACCACGTTCCCGAATGTCGCAAACAATTTTTGGACGTTATTGATAATTACAAAAAAACTGGGAAATTTTAATTTTTGTTCTGTGGCCCTCTTCGTCTTGACCTGAAACCCAGAGGTGTATAACCCAACTCCTTAACTAATTTTTTTCTCACTGCTAAATTATAAGAGTTATTGTTTAGACTAGCGTTATATTCATTTAACAACATTTTTGCTATACTGAATTGCTTGTATTTGATAGCCGTATATAAAAGTGTTTGATTATCATTCATATGACCAGCGGGGTCTCTCCATGTTGTATTTTTTTTAACACCTTGTTTTATCAAAAATTCAACTAAATCTTTATGTCCAAATTGCGTGACTAAATGTATAAGTGGTTTTCTTGAGGATGTACGCATATCTTTAAATTCAGGTTTCAGCATAATGATTTTTTTGAATGCTTCTTTCTTTCCTTGTTTTACTGCTTTAGATATCAATATTTCTTGAATTTCTTTGGTATTATTCAGGTATTGCTTCTCGAACATACTTTTTAGTCTTGCTCTTGTACTATTTCTGTTTAGCTTGCTAACTTGACTCAACTGCGATGTACTGAAAGTATTAAGTTTCTTAACAACTTCACTTTTTACATTTGAAGGTAAATTATGTAATCCCGGATATTTAGAAGAACTCATTTTCTTGATATTAAACAGAAAAAAAACTGGGAAGTTCTAATGCTCACTCGACGTTCCCATATAACTCATACACTCTCTCATCGTTTCTATCTGGGTCTTGAGCTTCTTATTCTCTTCGATAAATCCCTTAGCCTTCTCGAATTTGCGTTTCAATTGATTCGATTCGTTCTTGGCCAACGCGAGCTCCTTGTTTAGCTTTTCAATTTGATCTACCAACTCTTTAGCAGTCACTTCTTGCTCCGTCAATTGCTTGCTTTTGAGTTCTTCTTGTTCTGCCTTTTTCATATGCCCCGTCAGCGCGGCATAGAATTCCTTTCGATATTCGTCTCCCATGCTTCTGTAAACGTCCCACGCCTTCTTCTTCTGAGGCTCCGTATAATTCGGATATATGAGTCCGAATTGTTCTTTCACTTGCTTCGTATTATTCGAATACTTCATAAATACGTCAGGATTAGGAAAGACATTAGCGTCCTTGAAAGCACGAGCGATGTAAGGAATGTCTTCCATCGTAGAGCTCATTTTTCTCATTATTGACGCTTTTGCTTCTTTAGGCATCAACTTTGTGCTTCTACGGTCCTTCTTGTTTTTTCGATAATCTTTTGATTGTTATACATATTTCTCTTGACCTTGGTTCTTTGTTCCCTCTTGAATTTAGAATCCTCGTCCCCTATATCTTCCTCTAACCTGGTTATTGCCCTCTCGTACGGATTAAATTTTCCATCTTCGTTATCCGTATATGCAGCCGTCGTCAAATGATCCGTCACGTTATCCATAACCATGTCGATGACATCTTTAGAAGTATCCACTTTGTAGTCTTCTCCGTCGTAAACCTTCGTATAAGACGACCGCAAATTCGTGAGCAATATATTATGATTCTCAGGATGGTCAGGATTGCAATGCACTTGTTTAACTAATCTCGGAATGATCTCGTTTCTGAAATTAGCCTTTTTACACATCTTCAAAATAACCGACCGGGTTAGATATTCCATATTCTCCTGTCCAAACGGTCTCAGATTAATTGTGATATTGTTAGTCGTGTTATGACTATTTGTGGTGTTGTTATTGTTTGTCGTGTTGTTGATAGTTTGCAGAGCTACTCGAGCGTGCTTTTCTTCAAGCTGTTTTTCTAATTGATCTTTATAATCGATCTTCGCTTTGCACGTAGGAATATGTCTGGAAAGTTTAGAGAATTCTTTATTACAAAATCTACACTTTGTATATGAGTGAGGTTGTTCAAATGAAATACCCAACTTTATTTCCATATTTCTTACATAGTCGTCCTTTAGAATACACGTTAATTCATGACGTGTTTTGTTATCTGACCTTTTACAGTCTTTATTGCAGTATTCACAGTTATATGTCCCTGAGTGAGGAGGTAATGTCCCTGAGTGAGGAGGTAATGTCCCTGAGTGAGGAGGTAATGTCCCTGAGTGAGGAGGTAATGTCCCTGAGTGA